CTACGTCATGCAGGACGGCGACATCGTGGAGTTCAAGTTCAACGTCTCCAAGTAGCGGTTTCCGCCATCTGGAAACGGCTTGTTTTCAACGGTTTTGAGCTTCCCGACCGTTGGAAACGAGCCGTTTTTGAATGCGCTCGGAATGGCGGTTTCTGCCACGTCTCGGGCGGCTGTTGCCATCGCTTGAGTGCTTTTAGAGTGCTCTTGCGGGGGCTGCTGGAACGGCATGCGAAGGCACTCCCTCAACGAAAGGGAGAAACCATGGCCACGAGAAAAAGAACGCCCGGATCAGGCAGCGTGTTCAAGGACGGGAAAGGCGTCTGGCGTTTCCGCAAGGATCTGGGGAAGGACCCGGCCACCGGCAAACGGCGCATCCTCGAAGCGAGGGGACGTACGAAGGCGGAGGCCAGGGCCCGCTTCGAGGCGAAGTTGGCCGCGTTGGAGCGCACCGGCCTGCTGCCGGGAGGCATGAGCCCGTACCTGGCCGACTACGCGGAACGCTGGCTGGCCGACTATCGCACCCGCGTCAAGCCGACCACCTACCGCACCCGCGCCGGCAGAATCAAGGCCTGCACCGATGTGATCGGGCACGTGCGCCTCAAAGACCTCACGCCCGAGCACATCCGCCACTGCATGCGCGTGCTGGGGGAGCGGCTCGCGCCAAGCACACTCAAGGACCATTTCGTCAGCCTCAAGATGGTGCTCGACCAGGCGGAGCTTGAGGAACTTATCCCCGTCGACCCGTGCCGGAAGGTCAAGCCGCCGAGGGTGGAGCGGCGCGTGGTGGACGTGCTCGGCCCGGAACAGCCCAGGCGCATGATCGAGGCCGCCTCCTCCATGCCGTTGGCCAGACGCGGAGCGCGTCCAGCGGAGGAGGACCTCGAGATGTGGGCGCTCCTGTTCGAGGTTGCGTTCGAGACCGGTATGAGGGAGGGTGAACGGTACGCGATCATGCCGTTCGAGCTGGAGCTGCGCGACGGGCAGCCGGGCATCCACGTGCGCCAGCAGATCCAACGCTACGGAAGGCCGGGCGAGGTCGAGATCCCCAACTGGCTGGAAGCGACCCACCTCAGCGGCACGCTGTGGCTCACCACCCCGAAGACGCCCGCCGCCGAACGATTCGTTCCGGTCAGCGGCAGCCTATGGGAACGCTTGTGGAAGTGGATTAGAGACAACGGCATCGGGAGCCGGGAGCTTGTGTTCACATCCGCCCGCGGCAACCCCGTCTGCTCCAGCACTGAACGATACCAATGGTGCAAGGCGCTGAAGGCCGCCGGACTCCCGCAGGTCAAGATCCACTCGGCCAGACACTGGATGGCCACGATGGCCGCACGGGCGAACATGCCGGACGACGCGCGCATAGCCGTCATGGGCCACACCAGCATGCAGATGACCATGCGCTACACCCACCGCGACGCCGCCTCCCTCGGACGCCTCATGGCCGCCGCCATACCCGACCTAGGTGGCAACGAAATTGTGGAAGCCGAGGTCGTGGATTAGGATTAGCGGTCGTGTCTTTCTTGGCCGTTTCTTACACGTGTTTGGCGGTTCATGACGATTTGGCGGCACGGACGTGTTGACCGCAGACGGTGCATCGGGCTATATTCAAGATGGAAGACATATTGCCATATGGCCTCGGCAAGGGAGGATAACGTCGCATGGGAGTGAACTATCCATCGATGAAGTCCTCCGACTTGCTGCACATCCTCGCACACCTCGGATACATAGAGGACAGACGCGTCGGATCGCACAGGAGGCTCAAGGCGAACGGCAGGCCCGATCTGACGTTCGCCTTCCATGACGGGCAGACGGTTCCGCCGGGATTGGTGAGGAAAATCCTCGCTAAGGACGTCGGACTGTCGGAGGTCGAGATTCGGGAGATACTCAAATGAGAGCACACGTGAAATCAGTGAAGATCGTATACCACCGTGACGAGGGCGCATGGTGGGCCGACTCCCCGGACATGCCGGGGTTCTCCGCCGTCGGGGACACCTTCGACGACACGAGGAAGCTTGCCCTCGAGGACATCCTCTTCTACTTCGATGGCAATAGGCCCGATATCGTGGACGAGCGCATGGAGAACGGGGCGAGCCTGATGCCAGGCAGCGTCATGTTCTTTCCTCGCCCGGCGGAATCCCGTATCGAAGTAAAGCGAAATGGTGACGGAATCGGATCCATCGTCAACGCGAACCAAACCCGAAGCCTGCAGGTGGCGTGACATGAGCGCGATATCTGAATCCGCGACCATCAACGTCATGCTCGCCGACTATGCCGCGATGGATTCGACCGGCGTGAAGGCGAACATCCTCGGGGTCGGCGGCAACATACTTCCCATCACGCCCGCCGGGCTCACCGTCCGGTTCTCCTTGGTCACCCAGATTCATGTGCCGGCGGACGCATGTCCGGCGGAGACTGCGTTGGAGATCGCCCTGAGAGACAGTTCGGGGCGGATATTTGAACTTCCCGGGCAGGTCCCACAGCCCGTCAGATACGCGGTTGTCCTCACGATATCGGCGAACCCCATCGCCGTCGGACTGGAGCAGACGAACTACATCGGCGCGATGAGCACGAACGTGGTCGATTTCAGCAACGGCATGCCCATTCCTCCTGGAGACTATGCCTGGCATGTCTCTCTGGACGGGGACGAGGATCATGCCGTCGACTTCCGGTTCTGCGTGCCCAAGCCGGTTACGACGCCGGTCATAGGCTGACGAAGTTTCATCTGAATCAGATATCTCACTGCCCCGATCCGCAAGAGCGACTTGTGAACCGGGTTTTCCCTGTGCCGTAACAGGGCCCTCTCTTCTAGAGATAGAACCCCGGCGCTCGCGGATATGCGGGCACCGGGGGCTTTTTCATTGCACGCACACGCCGGAATCGTACAATAGCTGCCGGTAGTCGTTCAGCACCTGGATGGTGACCCCCAATTCCACTGCCATCATCCACATATTGCCCTCGTACACCGTCTCGGCCATGCCGTAATCCACCGGACTGATCAACGCCAACGCGGTCTCCCTGCGGCAACGGCGCTCGCATTTGATTCCGTATTGGCTGCCACAGCCGGGGTCGTGGTGTCTGGCGTGTATGAGCTCGTGGCACAAGGTGCAGCGGCGTTGGAATCCGGCCAGCCGTTCGTCGAGGATGATGAGGCGGAGCGGATCGTAGTAGATCCCGCACCTGTCTCCGGACAACCGGCGTTCCTCGATCCGGACTCCCAATGTTTCCGACCAGGATGTCAGGATGCGGTCATTCACCTGTTTCGGTATCCTCGTTTCTGAAGCCGGTTCCCTCGATGCGCTTCTCGTCGCGCTTCGCCCTGCGCTCGACCTTCTTGATGTCCTCCATCGCCGGAAGGTCCTCCGGCGCGATGCCACGGCTGAACAGGCTCTTTCGCACGGCCTTGTTGTTGTCCACATGCTCCCGTGTGATCGCCGGCGTCCCGTGCAGGTCCCGTTCCTGGATCCCGTAGTTCGTCATCTGCGTGGCGAGCTGCTTCGCCGTCACGGCGATCGGATGGAGCACATCGGCCAGCGGACGGTTCTTCGGCACATCGAGCTTGAATTTCATTTCCGTCGTGCTCATGCCGAATAGCGCCTGATCGCCGCGTGAACGGATCACGCCGAAGTCCTTCTCTCCGACCCCGCGCTTGTATGCGAGCGAGCTGAGCTGCTTCTCCTCGGCGGTCAACGCGTGCCTTCCCGCGATGCGCAGGATCTCGCCCATGCGCTGCTCCAGAAGCTCCGCGGTACGTGTCTGCACGGCGAAATAGCTTTGCAGCAGCGCGACCTCCTCTTTGCGTGGATCGCCGTTCTGGGCCACCAGATAGCAGGCGTAACGGGTCAGCTTCACATCATCGATGGAACGGATGGCGCCGCTGCCAAGCTCGACGTCCCGTTTGGCATCGCGAAAATGCGCTTCGACCGGCTGCCCGGCGTTCTGGCATGCCGATTGGGCGCGCTGTATTACTTTTGCGAAGTTCTCCCATTTCGTATAGCCCATATACTTCATCAGTTCTCTTGCATGCCAGAATTCCACGCCATTCTCATCCTTATTGAGGAGCGTATCCAAGGACGCGGCGTATCGGGCAATGGTTTCCTTGTCCATATTCATCCTTTCCCAACCATTTTCCTGACGTCGGCAAAATGGTCTATTGCTAATGTTTCCAATGGTTTTTGGCCGGATTGCCGTTCACTGCTTGGCGGTCTTCACCACTGTGGTGGTGCCCATCGCGGTGGTCTCCCAGCTGACGCCGTCCGCCTTGGTGTAGGTGAAGTCCTTGGTGGCGTCCTGCGAGCCGAGCAGGGACGCCTGCATCGCCGCGGTGTCTCCCTGGCTCGTCCACTTCCAGTCGCCGGCCTTGTCCGGCGCATTGTAGGAGCCCTTCCAATACAGGCTCTTCGTATCGCCGTTGTCGCTGACCCACTGGACGGTGATCGTGTCGGCCGTGATCTCGGCCTCCATCCAGGAATCCGTGCTGCCGGAGTTGGTCTGCTTCCACGTGCCGGTCAGATCCGCAGGCTGTTCTACCGGCTTCTTCTCTTCCGGCTTCTTCGTCGTCTGCGATTGGCTCGCGCTGCCGGCGTCGGCGGTTTTGGCGTCACTGGCGCTGCCGCATGCGCCAAGCCCGAGAATGAGCAGACCGGCAACGGCCGTTGCGATTGTCTTCCTGTACATGGTTTCCTTCTTTCCTTGGTTGATTTGCATTAAAAATTCAATCTCTTGGCGTTTCCGCTTCGAGTGTCTTGTTCAAATCCTTGCTTGCGGCCACGTCGAAGTCCTCCGGGTGCGCGGCGATGCGATCCACCAGATCATCCGTGACCTGGAACTCGCGCTCGCGGGCGGCGTAGGCGCGGGCGGCCTCGCTGCCCAGGGCGCGGGTGTAGATGTCGAGGCTGGTGAGTCCGAATGTGGAGGCGATGTGCTCCACGTCTGACGTGTTCAACGGTGCCTCGTAGCGCATACGCATGTACCAGTAGTTGTTTCCTAATCCGCTAGCAGACAGGAATTCTTTAATACCCATACCGCTTGCCGAGAGCAAATCTCGGCAGATGTCAATGATCTTGCGGCTGTCTTCGGTGACTTCATTTTTTGCTTTGTATGCCATACGCCCATATTACGAATATGGGTAGAAAATGTAAAGATTACCGACTTTGGTAATCATATAATTACCGAAGTCGGTAAATTAAAGGTGTCGCAAGGGAACGGAGCAATCAAGAAAGGAGCGGCAACCAATGAGCGAAACGGAAACCATCGCACGAAACCTCAGCGGCGAGCTCGCACGGCACCGCAAGACACAGGCCGCGCTCGCCAAGGAACTCGGCATGAGCGAGAAAACCGTCAGCGAACGACTGCGAGGCAAAGGAGCATTCGATACCGAGCAACTCGAGAAAGCCGCCGGAATGTTCGGCATGAGCCTCTACCAGCTCATGATCAAACTCCTGCAACCAATCGACGGCATCAAACAGGTCAAACCGTGAGCAGCGCTCACCGACGAATGAATCGAAAGGAGAATCCGAAATGAGCAACGATATTAAGATTTGGCCGGCGACCAAGACCATTGTTCCGGTTTCAGTTGAGGAGTTCAAGAAGAGGCAACCGGCATTGCTGGGCGCGATAAGGGAGGTTGTCCGCGAGGAGCTGGCCGCCCGCGAGGAATCGCCGGTGTTCGATCATCCGCAGGACATGCTGCTGGGCGGTTCCGAGGATTGGCACCCGCGATTCAAGGTCACCCCGGCGTTCGGTGATGGCAGATTCCTGCTGACCATTCAGCTCGGCGCATCGTACGGGTTGAGCTTCCACTGTGATGCGCATGATCTGCTCAACCTCGTGAATCTCGTGTCCGCGCAGGTTCTGAAAGGTGAAGCATGAGCGGCAAGCTGAGGAAAATGCGCAGGTCCGATGTGCGCGAATGGATTCCCGGTGAACCGCTCGAACGTGTCGACTTCGGCAACGGCTGCACGGGGATGAACAAGAGCACTCCGAAAGAGCCGGGGAACGCTGGCGACTTCAAGCGTCTCATCTGGAAATGCCGCGCCATCGAAGCGGATGGAGGACCATGCCTTGATGTGCTTCCATCCGAATACTGGATCGATGACGTGAAGCAGGCCGGCTATTTCGATGTGGTCACCTGCACGTCAAACTCAGGGCCGTACCGATTCGATGACGCATGGATCTATCTCAGTGGAATCGAAAAAGGGTGGCATCTCGCGCGAAAGGAACATCATTCCAGGCATATACGCCATTTTGCACCCTTTTCAATCATGAAAACGTTTCTAAGGAGAATCTGATGAACAACGAAATCCAGAAGTTCGACTTCAAGGGAGCGGCATTGCGCACCTTGACCGATGAGGCGGGGGAGCCTTGGTTCGTCGCCAAGGACGCGTGCGACATCCTCGGCATTGACACAAATCATCTCCGCGAAGCTCTTGATGATGACGAAATCACAAACCTCCGTAATTCGGAGGTTTGGAATCAGCCAGGGCGTGCGCCTCTCATTATCTCTGAGCCAGGCCTGTACAAGCTCATCATGCGCTCGCGGAAGCCGGAGGCGAAGGAGTTCCAACGCTGGGTGACTCACGAGGTGCTGCCGCAGATTCGCAAGACCGGCGGCTACATTCCCACCAGCGAGACCGATGATGACATGACCATCCTCGCGAAGGCCGTGATGATCGGCCAGCGCACCATGGAAGCGCAGAAGCGGAAGATCGCCGCCCAGCAGTCGCGCATCGACGAGCTCCAGCCGAAAGCCTCCATGTGGGACAACTTCGTCGACATCCCCGACGTGCTCTCCGTGGGCAACAGCGCGAAACTGCTCAGCAACCTGGGCAGGCCCATCGGCCGCAAGACACTGTTCTCCTGGCTCGAACACAACGGGTGGGTCTTCCGCGAGAACGGCCACTGGAGCGCACGCCAGAACCGCATCGACGCCGGCCACCTCGTCATGGTCCCGCCGAAAACCCACGGCACCCACAGGGACGGCACCACATTCAGCTTCGCGCCGACAGTGAAGATCACCAGGAAGGGACTCGGCCTGATCGCCCGACGCATGAGCGAGGCCACCCTCCAGCTCGAATACACGAAAGCGGGCGCGTGATGGCTGGGACATGGCTGCCGGCATGCATATCACTCACGGCCGGGCTGTTCAGTCTTTCCCTGGCTTTGATCCGGATCCTCATTGATCTTGATCCGATCGGTTGGATCCTGTCGTTGGGTAAGAACCCAGAGTCCGGGAAATCGGATGCAGTCGGGGATGCGCAAATAACCATAATCCCAGTCTCGAATGCTCGAACCGGTATCTCGTCAGAGTCGGGAAATGCCGTCTCGTCTCCGGTATCGGATGACGTGGCTGTTCCGGGAGCGACCCATGAATCGAATAGGAGCGGAACACGCGGCGCATCAAATGCGTCGGTTGCTTCGTCCAATGGAGGCGGATTGCTATGACATCGACTTTCTCATCGGCGTGCATGATGATATACGCGCGGTCGGCCGCTTTGAATTGCGCGATGCTGCTCGGCGTCATGAACTCGGTGTTGTCGCCGATGGTTCTCAGGAGCAGGAAATACGCCTTGCATCCAATCCCCTCGATTGAGACGTTGTACGCGTCGCCGTCACCGGAATTGTACACGGAGCAGACGGAATCCGGCTCGGCCTCGCCGCGAGATTTCAGCCAACCGGAAAACCCGGGAATCGTTGCGGAGATTGGACGTCCCGGATCCGACAAGTGCGTCAACAGGGTCCAATCCGCCTGCGGCCTGTTATGCCATGGCCACCAAACTGTCAATCCGGCGCCAAACAGCGAGGCGGCGGCGCCAGCCCATGCGGCCAATACGGATCCATCCATTGATTCTTCTCCTAACTGTTCGGCCCGCACGTCGCAAATGCGGGATGACACCGATTTTAGGAGGGGGCCGGGCGGTTCTCCTAACGCCGCCCGGCATCACACACGCAAAGGAGGCGCGTGATGGCCCCGCAAACCGAATTCAAGGACCCGAGCCGCGTACCGCTCGGCGAACGGCTCGCATGGAGCCCGGAACAAGCGGCACAGGTGTACAGCCTCGACCCGCGCGGCCTGCGCCACGCGATCGACGTCGGCGACCTCGACAGCTTCCGGGCGCCAACCAGGGAAGGCAAACCCGGACGAAGAAAAGTCAGCAAGACAGCGATGGAACGCTGGATCAGATCAATGGAGGAATGAGAACCGATGAGCACCATCAAACACTGGCTCGAGGAACGCGAACAGACGCTCGCCGACATCACCGCACTCATCGCCAGGCAGGAGACCGACCCCATCGCCATCAAAGCATTCGACGCCGAAATGGACGCGCTCCTCGACCGGCTCTACCTGATCGACAACCCGAAGGAGACGAAATGAGCTGGATGGACGACGGCGGATTCGAGATGCAGACCTTCACCGCCCAGGACGGCAGGAAGATGGCGCGAATGGTCTTCCGCACATCGACCGGCCAATACGACGTCAACCTCACCAAGACCGAAGTGCAGCGCATCCGCCGCGAATACACCCGCACCCTCAAGGAAATGGAGGCAGACAAATGACCGACCACGACCACCGGCTCGAGGACGACCGCAGGCCGCTCACCGCCGCGCAACGCACACAGAAGACCATCGCCTGCGCCATCCTCGCCGCCGCCAACGCGACCGCAAGCCTGTGGGGACTCGCATGGACGCTCGCCGCCGCCGCGGACGGCACCCTCAGCATCCTCCACATCACGGTCATGCTCGCCTGCGGGCTGCTCGCCGTCACCTTCGGCGACATCGCCGAACGCGAACTGCCGAACCTCTAAGACATGCCCGCGCTTGTCGTCATGGGCGCGGGCACCCGGGGCGGATGCAAGGCTGGCCGCCCGCCGAGATCGCGCGACTTCCTTCCAACCATCACATTGGGCGCGGCAAAGACGGGCACGCGGTTCGAACCCGCGCCGCCCCACGAACAGGCCAACCAGCAGAAAGGAACACCAATGGACAACCAGACCAGGACCAAGGACGACATCGAAATCGAGACCGCCACATGGGACATCCGACGAAGGATCCTCGACAACACCGTCAACGTGATCGCCGACATCGCCAAAACCCGCGACACCAACCTCACCGACCAGGCATGCACCGCGCTCGCAGCCGTCAACCGGCTCCGCGGCCGCATAGACATCGAGCTCGAAATGCTCGACGACGAGGCCATGGAGATGGAAGAGAAGGAGGACGAGTGACATGGCAGGGGAGACCATCATCACGATTGTCGGCAATCTTACCGCGGATCCCGAGCTGCGCACCACGTCAAGCGGCGCTTCTGTGTGCAGCTTCACCATTGCTTCGACTCCGCGCACCTATAACCGTCAGACCGGCCAGTTTGAGGACGGCCAGCCCCTCTTCCTCCGCTGCAGCGCATGGCGCGACCTCGCCACGCATTGCGCACAGTCCCTCGCAAAAGGCATGCGCGTCATCGCCCAAGGCCGACTCCAGCAACGCAGCTACCAGGCGCAGGACGGAAGCAACCGCACCGTGCTCGAACTGCAGATCGACGACATCGGCCCATCGCTCCGCTACGCCACCACCCAGGTAAGCCGCACCAGCCACACACAGGCGCAACAGGGCGCATACACCGGCGGCGCCACCGGATACGGCAACCCGAACCCGACCGCCACCGGCGAGGACCCATGGAGCACACCCGACAACGGCCCCGTCTACGGAGCCGCGCAAGGCGAGGAGGAACCCGAATTCTGATGAGGGGAATCTACGACACGATCCTCAACGACCCCGCGCTCGCCACCCAGATGCGCCGGGCGCAGAACCGCACGGACTATCGAAACAAACCCGCAAAACCGAAGGAAAGGAAAACCACCATGCCACGACGCAGCACCAAGGAACTCGAAACCCTGTCCGAACGCAAATGGGGCGAACTCACGCCAGGCGAACGCAGAAGCGTCCGCAACTGGATGAAACGCACACACGACGACGACACCGAACTCGACCTCGAAACCGCCGACCTGCTCGAACACAACCAGCACATCAGCATCGCCAGAGCCTACGCCATCGTCCACAACGTCACCGCCGAACCCGCACCCACGGCACCCATGGAACCCGAACCAGCCGCCGAACCCGCACCCACGGCAGACACGCTCCAGGCGCTCGCCGACGAGAACAACATCCAATGGCTCGACGAATGGCCCGACGACGCGACCACGGCCCACAGGCGCATCGGACGCTGGCAGAAGGTCGCCGACGCGCTCCGCAGCACCGGCAGACCCGCCGTCATCTGCGACGGCCTGAACCGCAAAGGCTCCCTCGCGCTCGCACGCGCCATCAACGAGGGTCGGACCGGCACATGGCGGCCCAAGGGCGCATACCGCGCCGGCGTGCGCGACGGCGACCATCCGCAGGTCATCGCCCAATGGATCGGAGGCGAACGGTCATGAGCGCGCAGACCATCTCCATCCGCATCCCCAGGAACGAATGGTGGAGCCAGAACAGGCGCGGCGGCTGGCGCGTGAAGCACCTGCACACCAGAACCGTCAGACGCCGCGCCCTCCTCGCCGCATGCGACGCCGTCAACCGCGGGGCGCTCGACAGGCCGACACGATGGCCCGTGCGCGTCATCGCCGTCATCCACCCGCTCACCCACGGGCGGTTCGACCCCGAAAACGCGGCGCCAATGGTCAAGGCCATCATCGACGCGCTCACCCAGGCGGGAATCTGGCCCGACGACGACGGCACCCACATCACCGGCCCCGACTACAGGCCGGGCGATCCCAGCGAGGAACCCGGCTGGTACCGGATCGACATCGAAATCACCGAAGGAGAAGCATCATGAGCATGAAGGCGCTCGAATGGGCCATGTACGAAGTCCCCGCCGAAATGGTCAAGGGAGCGCTCCTGCGCATCCTGCTCACCCTCGCCGACCACGCCGACACCAAGGGCGAAGGCGCGTTCCCAAGCCAGAAGCGCCTCTGCGCCCTCACCGGATACAGCCGACGCACCATCCAGAACGGCCTGCACGAACTGGAGGCCTCCGGCCTGATCGTCAAGGGCGACCAGCGGCTCACCGAACACTACGGCCGCCACCGCCCAATCGTCTGGAACCTCAGCATGGAGGATTTCAGGGGCGCAAAAACTGCGCCCCTAAAAAACAACGAATCCGAGGCGCAGCATACTACGCCTCAAGCCGCTCTAGGGGCGCAATTAGGGGCGCAAAAAACAGCCGTAAGGGGCGCAATAAGGGGCGCAACATCACTACGCCCAAACCTATATAAGGAAGAAAGTTATATAGAACCGAGAGAGAGTAACGCGCGCGCGAGAAAAATCGGCGACTGGAAACCCACACCCGAACACCGCGCGCTCGCCGCCAGACTCAACCTCGACTGCGAGGCCGAAGCGGCCAAATTCACCGACCAGGCACTCGACCAGGGAACCCTCAGCGCCGACTGGGACGCCAGATTCAGAAACTGGCTCCGAAGAGGCCACGAACTCGGCATCACCAACACCAACACCACCGGCACCGGCAACAGCCACCAACACACCTGGAAATGCCGCCACACCCTCCAACTCCTCCACCGCAGCGAACCCGACGCCATCTGCGACGCGCTCGCCTGCACCGTGGCCAGCGCCCTCAACGACGGCATCGACCCCGACAGGATCGCCCGAACCATCCGCGACGGAGACACCGGCCGACTCCAGGACCTCACCTGGGAACCCGCATAACCCACGAACCCACGAAAGGAAAACCAATGACCATCGGCATGAAACCCGAAGCGCTCCTCTGGATCGACACCGAAACCACCGGCCTCGACCCCGAACACGACCAGCTCCTCGAAATCGCCATCCGATGCACCGACACGCACGCCGAAACCACCTACGGCGCATGCCACCGCATCATCCGCCCCCACCACCTCGACCTCACCGCCATGGACCCCATCGTCTTCACCATGCACACCGACAACGGGCTCCTCCACGACATCATCGACGCCGACCCGCAGGCCAACAGCCCCGAAGCCGCCCGCAACGCCATCGAGGAGACCATCGAAAGCCTCGCCCAACGATTCCACCTCATCCCCGCAGGCAGCAACCCCGCATTCGACCTCGCCTTCACCCACACGGCCGGATATCGCATCGAACACCTGCTCGACCACCGCCGATACGACCTCAACACCATCCGATGGCACCACAGATTCATAAACCAGCCCGACCCAATGGCCGACAACCACGCCACCAGCCACCGCGCACCCGACTGCATCCAACGCGACATCAACGAACACCGACACACCATCCAGAAGGAAACCAACCAATGAGAAACACCATCTGCGCCACACTCACCGCCACCACACTCGCCCTCTGCACCGCGCTCGCGGGCTGCGGGAGCGCGTCCAAACCATCGACCACGGCGCACGCCATCGCCGCCACCGGCACCACATGCTCCGCCTCGCAAAGCGGCATCAGGATCTGCACCGTCACATTATCCGACACACGGCAGGTCGACTGCGTCATCACGGCCGGCACCTACGGCAAAAGCGGAATCACATGCGACTGGGCGCATGCCAGCTGAAGCGACGAGGAGCCCACACGATGACCGAACGTGAGAAACGCGAGACCCTCAGAACGTTCAGCCTGATCTGCCAGACCAGCGCCAACACCGGAATCACCGCCGCCCGCAAAGGCGACACCGAAACCACCATCCACACCGCCCAACAGATCATCCACCACGCACGCGAGATCATCCGACTCATCAACACCGCCGACTGAAAGGAACCGCGATATGAACGCCAACTCGCTGGATGCCTACCGTCTTTTCGAACAGTGGCACCTGTCACAATCGGAGGCCGACGAATGAAAGACCGGACTCCGCATCTGTGCCGGAACGCTCTCGGCACAGCCATCTGCGCCAGCAATGGCATCGGACCATCCCAGGATGCCGACCGGCGTATAGAGCATTGCATCATCTGCGGCAGGTGGTGGAAGATCCACGCCGTCACGCCGCACCTGACCATCTGGGCCGAAGTGCCAGCCTGGATGATCTGGCTGTCCTGGCACAGAATCTGGGAGACCGGCCATAAATCATCCCACGGAAAGGAACCGGAACAATGAGCGAGGAAACACTCGAACAGGCGCTCGCCGCCATCCACAACCACAAGGAAACCAAATGAAACAAACCATGAAAGACCTCATCATCAACTGGGCACACGCCGGCTACACCATCGACGAAATCGCACCACTCATCCCACAAATCCCACGAGACGAAATCGCCGCCATCATCACCAACCAACAGGCATAAAAAAGCCCCCACCCGAAACCGAGCAGAGGCACACCCAAAAACCATCATAGCGCGGAACGGGAAGGCGAACAAATGTCCGAAAACACCAGCAGTCAAACCACACAACCAAACCCACAACACCAGCGCAAACTCGAACAGGCGCTCGCCGCCATCCACGACGGCGACGAGGCGCTGCTGGCCATCGCACGCAAGCAGTGCCGCATCACCACGCGCACGAGCGGCCACGGCGTGCGCACGGTGGCGCCGCTGCCGATCAACCTCGGCGCATGGCAGCTCGCCCAGGACATCGACGAGCTGATCCTCTCGATTGCGCGGGCGCTCGGACTGCCGACGCGGGAGAGGGACACCGTGGCGCTGACCTGGGCGATCGGCCAGCCGTGCAACATCGAACATCTGTTCGAACGCGACGACGCGGCCGCCATCGTGGCGCTCGTGGAACAGGCGGCCAGGCGCATGGCGCGGTTCCTGGAACCCGAGCCAGACCGCACCATGATCGGCCGGTGCCTGGGATGCGACGCCGACCTGTGGGCCGAGCAGTCGGACATCGACGGCGGGTGGATCGTCTGCGAGGCGTGTGGGCGCGAGCAGCGGGTGAGGGACGTGGCCGAGGCGCGGGTGCTCAGGCTCGTCGCCTGCGACGCGACCGGCACCGCTGCCGAGCTCGCCGCCCTGCTCGGCAGATGCGGGGTGACGGTCAGACGCAAGACCATCAGCGAGTGGAAGCGGCGCGGGATAGTCAGGCCCATCGGCTTGGAGGGAGGCAAGCCGGTCTACCGGCTGTGGGACATCTGGCGGGCGTCGAACCGCAACGCTGTGGACGAAACTTGACAGCGGCCTGCTGTGGACGTATAACACACTACAGTTAGATTTTTCATATCGGGAGCCACGGGCCAGCACGGTTCGTGGCTCCTGTCGTATACGGGGAGGGGTGTCTTCGCAAAGGGGAGGGACATCGTCGAACGACGGGGAGCCCCATCGAGATACGGGACCGGCATGCACGGGAGCGCCGGCGCCGTCCAGACGAAACGGAGCGAAGCACGCCGGCAAGCCACGGGATCCCGCATCTGCACATGGAGGCCACGATGAGCAAGCGCCGCAACGAGCGGGTCAGCAACGGGCACAGGCGTAGGCAGATCAGGGCAAGGGTGCTGGCCGCATACGATGTGTGCGCCATCTGCGGCAAGCCCGTCGACAAGACGTTGAAGACACCGCATCCGATGAGCGCCGAAGTGGACGAGCTCATACCGGTCTCACGAGGCGGCGACCCGTACAGCTTTGCGAACTGCAGGCTCACGCACCGCATCTGCAACAGGATGAAGAGCGACAAGACCGACGAACACGCACGAGCGCTGCTGGCCGGCAAGCAGGACATCAAACCAAGCTCGATTCCGTTCAAAACGTTCGGCATCTGACCCGATACCAGGGCAGGGTACCCGGTCATACCCCCTTGGGGTCGCCTCGGGTGCAGTGCCGATATCCCTCCCGGAATACAAACGTCGGAAACAGGGGAAACGACGAAAGGTCGGAAAGCGAGGGAAGCGCCGATGAAGTGCGAACTCTGCGGCAAGGAATTCCGGCCTTCCGGCCACGGGCGGCCGCAACGCTACTGCTCCAAATCCTGCCGCCAGAAAGCGGATTATCGTCGGAAAAAGAACCGGCCACCGCAGACGGCCGCGAAAAAGACCAAGACCAGGACGAAACAGGAACCGGAATCCGACCTCGACCGGCGGAGTTTCGAACGGATGATGGACGGCTCCCATGAGGACACGCTCCGCGAAATCGTCGGCAGACTGCGCGAGGCTCTGCATGACCCGTCGACGCCGGCCAACGCGTTGCCGTCGATCAGCAGCAAGCTCGCCGAATTCGACGAGCGGATGCGCATGGCCGAGGAATCCGGCAGCCTGTTCGATGCGAATGATGATGTGACGGAGGTGGCGGAGGATGTCGGAGCGTCGATTGTCTGAGATCGCCCAACGGCTCGTGAAGCCGGAAGACATCACGTCGAGCGACTTCAACCTGATCAACAACGCGGCGGCCAAGGCCGGAATCCACTACGACCTGTGGCAGAAGGGCTTCCTCTACCTGTTGTTCGCCAAACGCGCGGACGGCAAATACGCCTGTGGCTCCGGTGGGGCGGTACTGTCCAGCTGCAGGCAGATCGGCAAGACGTTCACGGTCGGCACCGCGATGTTCATCCTGTGCGCCGGACGCGCCGGGACATTGGCCATCTGGACCGCGCACCACACGCGCACCTCCGACGAGACGTTCGCCGACATGTGCGACCTGACACGCAATCCGAAACTGTCCAGGTACGTGCTGAACGTGCGTCGAGCGAACGGCCAGCAGGAGATCCGTTTCACCAACGGCAGCCGCATCATGTTCGGCGCCCGCGAGAACGGTTTCGGTCGAGGCCTGCACTCCGCAGACATCGAGGTGTTCGACGAGGCTCAGATCCTCACCATCAAGGCTTTGGACAACCTGATTCCGATCGTGAACACGAGTCCGAATCCGTTGATCGTGTTCATGGGCAATCCACCGAAGCCGGGCGACCAGTGCGAGGCGTTCGAGGAGAAACGTTCCACCGCGTTGTCCGGCAAGTCGGACGACATGCTCTACGTGGAGCTTGGCGCGGACCGCGACTGCGATCCGGACGACAGGAGCGCGTGGGCGAAAGCGAACCCGTCGTATCCGAAACGCACCAGCGAACAGGCGATACTGCGCATGCGCAATCTCCTCGCCGAGGATTCGTTCCGCCGTGAGGCGCTCGGCATCTGGGATGAGACCGCCGCCGCGTACGCCATCAGCCCCGACCTGTGGAAGGCCGCAGCCGTTGACGACGTGCCCGAAGGCGGCACGGTGAGCTTCGGCCTCGACATGCCGCCCGACAGGAGCGTGCTGACCATCGGCGCCGCATCGCGGTACGAGGACGGGTCGGCCGTCATCCAGATGGCGAACATCAAGGACGCGCGGCAGGCGGGAACCATGTGGGCCGTTGACTGGCTCGCCGAACGCTGGCCGAAGACCGCCAGCGTGGTCATCGACGCGCAGTCCCCGGCAATGAGCCTGCTGCCCGACCTGAAGGCCGCGCACGTGAGGGTCACGGTGACGAACATGCAGGAGATGGGCCGCGCATGCGGCCGGTTACTCGACATGCTCAAGGCCGGCACGCTCAAACACCCGCCGGACGAATACCAGCCGCAATTGGCCACCGCCGTCAAGGGCGCGACCACGCGGCCGTTGGGGCAGTCCGGCGCGATCGCCTGGAACAAGCTCGGCTCGGATATCGACATAACGCCGCTCGTATCCACCACACTCGCCCTGTACGGCGCGTTCACCACGAAACGGCACCCCGGAAGACGACAGGAGGTGATGGTCTGATGGTGTTCTACATGGCCGACGGCACCACAATCAGCACAGCGCCGAAATTCACCGGCAGCAGCTACCTCGACACAGCTAGCGGCAACGTCGGCACCATCCTCGGCGTCGACGACGAGGACATGCCCGTCATCCACGAGCTGCTGCGCGTCTGGCGCGAGAAATACCCGCGCAACCTGATCCGCGGAGCCTACTACGACTGCAAGGAACGGTTCAAGGACTTCGGCATCTCCATCCCCGACCAGATCAAGAACAAGGTCGAGGCGATGATCGGATGGCCCGAACTCGCCGTCCGATCGTTGAGCGACCTGAGCGACCTGGAAGGATTCAGCATCTCCGGCGACGACACGATGGGCATCAACGACCTGTTCGAGGACAACCAGCTGGATGTCACCGCATCCGAACTGATCGTATCCTCATACAAGCACTCATGCAGCTTCCTGACCATCGCCGCAGACCCGGAGGATCCGGAACGAATCAGCATGATCCCCCGTTCCGCCGACTGGTCCGCGGGAATCTGGGACAGGCGCAACCACCGCCTGGCCGCCGCGCTGACCATCACCGAGGACGACAAGGACGGACGGATCTGCTCGTTCAACGTATGGCTCCCCGGCAAGGTCTACGAATGCTCAGGGCGCCCACTGCCATGGCGCGCGGAGAAAATCGAAACGAACTTCGACCAGCCGACGGTCGTCGCGCTCGCCTACGACAGGCAGATGGACCGCCCGTTCGGCCACAGCCGCATCAGCCGCTCGCTCATGAGCCTCGTGGACGCCGGATTCCGCACCATGGTCCGCATGGAGGCATCGGCCGAATTCTACTCCGTCCCCAAACTCTGGTTCATCGGAGCGAACAAGGACGCGTTCAGCAGCAACACATGGAAAAGCCTCATCCAGGCGATCAACGCCATCAGCGCCGACGAGGACGGCAACCTCCCCCAACTGCAGCAGGTGCAGCAGGCGTCCATGACACCCCATTCGGACATGCTCAAGACCATGGCCATGCTCGTCGCCTCGCAGACCCGCGTGCCGGTCGACTACCTGGGCATCACCCTGGACAACCCGACCAGCGCCGAGGCCATGGCATCCGCCGAACGACGGCTCACCCGCATCGCCGACAAGCAGAACGTGGCCTTCGGACGCGAACTCAAACGTGCCATGGGCATCGCCGTGGCACTGCGCGAAGGCGCGAACGCGATACCCGACTCCATGCGCGACGTACACCCGGTATGGGCACCGACAAGGGAGATCTCCGACGCGGCGCGCGCCGACGCGTTCACGAAAATCGCCGACAAGGTCACCGGCTACGCCGACTCCGACGTCGGACTCGAACGCCTCGGCCTGAGCCGCGAGGAAATCACCCGCCTACGCGCCGACCAGCGCAAGGCTCGCGCACAGAACGTCGTGGACCAGCTCAAGATCCGAACAGCGCAAAACAGCCAGCAGGAGGCATCAGATGGAACTGAACAATCTGAACCTGCCGCCGGAACGCCGCAAAGCGCTGGAACAGGTGCTTGACCAGGCATGGAAGGACTATCAGGACGACCTCACCAACCTGACCGACGCGGCCGCCGATGAGATCGAAACCGTACTGGAACGCGACCCATTGAACGCACGCGAAACAGTACGCGAATACACGGCCGCGGCCAACAGGCTCGCCGACGACTACTACACGACCGTACGCACCGCATGGGCCGAATACGCCGGCGTCACCATGCCCGACTTCGACCCCGGCGCCGACCTGGAACCAGAACGCGTGCTCTGGCAGGTCCAAGGCGGCTTCTCCAATACCGACTACAACGGCCTGACCTACTCGCAGGTCATGGCCGGCCAGGCACGATCCGGTGCGACCATCGACGACCTATGGCCATCATTCTCGAACATCGACGACGCACAACAATTCATCACCGACATGATCCGCACCGGAGCACGCCTCACCGAACGACGGAACATCCGACTCGACCCCACGAAACCAAAATGGGCAAGAGTACCAAAAGGACCGAAAACATGCGCGTTCTGCGCCATGCTCGCCTCACGCGGCTACGCATACACCAGCGAGGAAGCGGCAGGCGGCAAAGGCAACACCTATCACACCGACTGCCACTGCCAACCCATGCCCAACTGGGGCAAACAAGCCCTCACCGGATACGACGAAGCCGCATACAAGGCCGAATACGAGCGGATGAAGGCGCTTGCCGACCGTGAATACGATGGCGACATCCTCAAGGCGTACAGGCGGTCTCCCGGCGTGTGTACGGATTCGGTCGTTCCCGAGGCTTTGAAGAAGACCCCCGGACGCCCGCCGAAGTTCGACGCGGATCATCCGTTCAGAACCTTCCTGGGTAGCAGGAACCTGAGGGATGCGGTCATGGGAACGAATCCGATGTTCGGCGAGGGGCCGGAATACCAAAACAACTGCCAGCGCTGCGTCGTCGCGTACGAGATGCGCAGGCGAGGATACGCCGTCACCGCGATGCCGAGACCTATGGATCCGAGAACGGGACTTCCGGCCATAGATACGGATACAAACCGATGGGTAAACGCGTTCAAGGGCGATTGGAGGTCTTGCGGCCCCGATACGGGATTGGACGGCGCTTCGAAGCTTTTGTGGGAATGGGGCAAGGGTAGCCGCGCGTTCATCGAAGTGGAATGGCTCGACGGAACAAGACATGTGTTTGTCGCGGAGAATCTGAAAGACGGAATACACTTCATCGACCCGCAAACCGGGTCGATGAACGCATCCCGGTATTTCGGAATCGTCAACCATGGCATGACCCGTATAATGAGGGTAGACGACGCAGATCCTACCGAACTGGTACTGAAATACTGCAAGGAGGGCTAGATGATATTAGATGATGCCATCAGTCTCGTCCTTGACGAGTACCCCGGCATGAAAGCGATAGGCGCCGCGGAGAGTCCCGACGCATGGATCATCGGCCTTGACTTCGCCTCTTCTACCAGCGAACACCCTGTGCCGGGCACGCCGAGCATCGCGGTCGAGAAGACGTCGGGCGTTCTGCACAGTCTTGTTCCAGGGACGGACGAATTCTGGCATTACATGACCGGCGCCAGAAAAGTGCCCATCCCACAAGTCTGAAATTCTTTTCAAGCCACCCACATGGGTGGCTTTTCTTATGCCTGAAATCAGGGTGGATTGCCGGAGCAGACGAACGGACCCGACTGTAAATCGGGCGCATTTTGCCACGCGGGTGCGAATCCCGCATCCACCACTCGACCAGCCGGTCCGGTTGGCGGCGACCATGCGCCGTATCACATGGGAGGACCATACAGCGCACCGTGGCGCGGTCGAACTCGAATCCACGGGAAACAGCAAGAAGGAGCACAGCATGTTCAATAGATTCCGATTCCCGACCCGTATCCGTCTCATCGACGGTGGCGTGGACGAGGGCGGTTCCGGCGAAGGCACCGAGCCCGAGCCGAAATCGTTCACTCAGGAGCAGGTCGACCAGATCGTGGAGAAAAGACTGGCCAAGGAGCGCGGCAAGTACAAGGACTACGACGAGCTCAAAACCAAGGCCATGAAACTCGACGAGATGGAGAACGCCGGCAAGAGCGAACTCGACAAGCTCAAGGAATCGAACGCCGCATTGCGCAAGCAGATCGACGACGCCGCGGCAGAGAAACAGCACGCCGAATGGGTGTCCGAAGTCGCCAAAGACAAGGACGTCCCCGCCGAACTGCTCCGAGGAAGCACCAGGGACGAGCTCGAAGCGCATGCGGAACTCCTCCACAAGGCGCTGAACCCGTCATCCAAAGCCCCACAGGTGAGGAACCAGACGGGCTCTCCATCGCATCAGAACAGCAACAAGGACGCCGAAGAGCTCTCGTACATCCACCAGCTCCTCGGCAAATAATCCGACCGACCGAAAGGACAAGCCATCATGGCGATGAAAACAGACCAGATCAAGCTCCCCGTGAGCGTGGCCACCGAAATCGTGAACAAGGCCAAGGACACCAGCACCATCGCGTCGCTGAGCCCCAGCACGCCGCAGATCTTCTCCGACGCCGACTACCTCGTGTTCAACGGCAAGAGCGAAGCCGAGGTGGTGGCCGAGGGCGCCGTCAAGAGCAGCTACGAGCAGACCGTGGATTCCGTCGTGGCGAAGCGCTTCAAAGTGCAGACCACCACTCGCGTCACCAGCGAACTCCAGTGGGCGGACGAGGACAACCAGCTGCAGATCATCCGCAGCATCCAGGCGGATCAGGCAGCCGCTTTGGGTCGTGCGCTCGACTACGTGATCTACCATGCGATTAACCCAAAGACCGGCGCCGTGCTTTCCGGATTCGAGTCGTTGAGCACGTCCGCCATGCAGGTGACCGCCGGCGATGACGACATCAGCAACGTGGATGCCTTGGCCGACGCGCTGAACGACTCCTACGACATCAACGGCGTGGCATTGTCCAAGACGTGGGCGTCCCGTCTGCGCAAGCTGCGCGTGCCCTCCACCGGCATGCGCTTCTACCCGGAGATCCCGCTGAACCTGCAGGCCGGCAGCCTGGACGGCATCACAGCCGCGACCTCCGGCACCGTCAACGGGCGACTGGCCACGACCCCGACGAAGGTGCTCGCGTTCATGGGCGACTTCTCGCTGATCAAATGGGGAATGGTGCGCGACCTGACCAGCGAGATCATCGCCTACGGCGACCCGGACCAGACCGGCGTGGACCTGAAGGCCCACAACCAGATCGCATACCGCACCGAGGCGATGTACGCGTTCGCCGTCATCGACCCGCACGCGTTCGCCGTGCTCAAGACCAAGTGAGGTGAACGATGAGCTTCCCCATCCAGACACTCGTGATCAACCCCGCAGGCGATGAAAAGCACACCGTCGGCCCATTGGACGCACAGGTGCGGCTCGTCAACCAGGACGGCACCGCCTTCCCGGGAACCGGACAGCACGCCTTCAACGAGATGATCGGCAACGCCAACAGCAACGTGGCCACGACAACGACGGCAAACCCGACCAAGGACGAGTACAACAAGCTCGTCACGGCCTTCAATGCGTTGGCCGCGCAGTTCAACACCCTCGTGACGGGACTCGCGGAAGGCGGACTCATCAAACTGCCGGATAAGGAGTGACCATGACGGACGAGCCCGACATGTTCGCCACCTCCGACGACCTCGAACGGAGGTGGCACAAGCTCACCGACGGGGAACGCGAGAAGGCCGACACGCATCTCATGGACGTGACCGACTACATCAAGGAACGCTCCCCGAACTGGCGACGTCTCCAAAAAGAACGGCCACGCCTGCTGACGAAGGTCACCTGCGACATCGTCCGCAGGATCATGCAGTCCGACCCGCTCGACATCCCCGGCGGCGTCACGCAGATGAACCAGACCACCGGCAGCTTCAGCGAGCAGTACAGCTTTGGGGCGCCGACCGGTGACCTGTGGCTGCGCGACGACGAGAAACGCATCCTCGGCATCAATGCCCAACGCGCGTTCAGCGTCGACATGGCCACGGGGGAGGTGTCCTAGTGGAAACCATCGAAGTGTGGCGCGGCCAGCCCACGGCCGACACGGACGGCAACCCCATCCAAGGCAAGCCAGTCCGAATCGGCACATTCCAGGCGATGGTCGCGCCGGTCTCCGTCATCGACCAGACCGAGGAAAACGCCAATCCACGGAACATCGAATACACGATCCACATCCGCGGCAGCCGACCGACCGGCATCCGGGCCACCGACCTGATCAAGGTCAGAGGCCGGCTGCTGCCGGTCAAAGGCATGCCGCAGGTGTGGGACAACCTCCGCGGACGGTACGTCGGCGACGTGGTCACCGTGGGCGAACGGAAGGGATAGGCCATGGCCAAACGATGCAGATTCGTGTTCAACCGCAAGGCGTTCAGCCAGCAGGTATTGAAGAACGAGACCCTGCGGGACCGTATGCGCGACGCGGCCCACGAGGCCGTCACCGACAGTCGGTGCATGGTGCGCGACCATGATGGCGCGAACCGCAATGGCGTGGCCATCCTCTGTCCCGCACCCGTGGAGCGGGCGCACGGCACGTTGGAGGACACGCTCGGGAGGATGCGCGTATGAGCATCCCCGTCACCCCGCGGCGCACGGAGCCGCTGCTCCTGCCCAGGCTGCTGGAGTTGTTCCCCGGCGTGACGTTCGACACCATCGAACGCAACGACCTCGAACCGCCCTTCACCGAAGCCACATTGGCCGACTCCATGCAGGGCATGAGCACTCCCATCTCCCAATACGTGCGGCTGCGGCTGGGCGTGCGCTGCATGAGAGAGGACCACACGGGCGACTGGGACAAGGCCGCCCGCCTGTGGGCCGACATCGCGGGGGAGATCATCAGGCTCGGAACCGTCGCGCCGCTCATCGACGCCTCCCTGGAATCCGGGCCGGTACGCATGACCGACGAGGACAAGAGGCTGGTGAGCGCGTACGGCGTGCTCCTGCTCGAGGTCTCCGTCAACTGAAACACAACAAGACGTGCCGCCACACGGGCAAGAACGAAAGGTATGGATGAATGTCCGACAACAACGAAGAAACCACCGTCGCCATGCAGGGGGCGGCCGACTACGGGTACGTGTCCAGCGGCAACGACTCCGGCAACGTGCGCCTGATCAAGAACTACGCGCTGTTCCTGTTCCCCAAGGGCGACAGCACGTTCACGGCCCCGACCGGCGTGAACTGGACGCCGCCGGAAAACAAGAAGCCGATCGGATACAGCACCGAGGACGGGGCCGTACTGCATCCGGAGCCGGGCGACAGCACCGACTACAAGGCGCACAACGGCGACATCGTCCTGTCCGACACGGATCCGGGCTACTGGACGCTCCAGCTCGCCGCGATGGAGGGACGCAAGGACGTGGTGTCCGCCTACTTCGACGTGGACGTGGAATCCGACGGCGGCATCAGCATCAAGGGAGCCGGCCTGAAGAAGGAATGGATTCTCGTCCTGGTCGCGCTCGACCAGCAGGACCGCCCCTTCCTCCTGTACGGCACCAACGCGAAGGTGAGCGACCGCGACGACGTGAGCCTGAAGTCCAGCGAGATCATGAACTTCAGCATGACGTTCAAGATGCTCAAGGGAGACAAGGGCGAGCAGTTCCACGCGTGGGGCCTCGTCACCGAAGACGCCAAGTAGCCCATCGATTCTTCCCGTGCCGCCGATGGCGGTCGACGGCACGGGATCCTTTTACCAACCGCCAACATCAGAACGGAGCCAACATGAGCGACAACACCTACCATGTCGTGGACGTGGACCTGACCGACGCGGAGGAGCTCAAGCCCGACGTGCACCTCGAGGTCGCCGGAGTGAAACTCGACCTGCCGAACCTCAACAACGCGGAACTGCCCATCGAACTCGTGCAGGCCATCCTCCTGGTCAAGAGCAGGCCGACGCTCTCCGACGAGGAGACCAGCGCGTGCATGGCCGCGTTCCTCGCGTACTTCCAGGCGATGAAGCCGAACTTCTGGAACGTGCTACGCAAGACGGAACGTCCGATCGCCTACCTCACCGCCACGGTGAAGGCGTGGGCCGACGAATCCGGACTGGACCCAAAAGCGTTTACCTCGCCCACCTCTGGAACAACAATCGCGCGGCGTTAGCCTACGACTGGATCCGAGCGTACGGGCAGGTCTACAGGCCCGTACGCTTCCAGGAATGGCTCGCCGGAGCCCGCCCGCGAACCGACTGGGGACTCGCATGGGCATTGACCCGCGAGATCCTCAAAGACCATACGAGCCACTCGTGGATGGCGTTGCAGAACGCCGTCTACGTGCCAAGCGCCGCCGAACAGGCCATGTGGCTTACCGCACCGGAACGGAAGAAGCGTCCATGGTTCGACCATGAGCACGATCCGCTCCGCCAGCCGACACCGACGCACAGCCTCACCCGTCGGCAGCGCGAGGACAGGGAACGGCTCAAAGCCTACTTCCACATCAACGACGACCTCTGATCCCGACCGCCATCGGAATCCCGACACACAGCAAGGAACACGATGGCAGCACAGGACATCGGCGTCGTATACGTCCACGTCGAACCATCCGGCAAGGGATTCGGCAAAAGCATCGAAGGCGACATCGGCGACGCCGTCAGCAAAGCCTCTAGGAAAGGCTCCAACACCCTCATCTCGAAGATCGGCGGCGCGTTCGGCAAGATCGGCAAGGTCGGCACCGGCGCGATCGCCACCATCGCAGGAGGCATCACCGCCCTCGCGGCCAAAGGCGGCTTCACCCGCGCGCTCAACATCGAGAACGCCAAGGCCAAGCTCAAAGGCCTCGGCCACGACAGCGCAAGCGTCACCGAGATCATGAACGACGCCCTCGCATCCGTCAAGGGCACCGCATTCGGCCTGGGCGACGCCGCCACCGTCGCGGCCAGCCTGTCGGCCTCCGGCGTCAAGGAGGGCGGGGAGCTCACCCAGGTGCTCAAGACCGTCGCCGACACCGCGCAGATCAGCGGCCGCAGCCTGACCGACATCGGCACGATCTTCGGATCGGTCGCCGCCAGAGGAAAACTCCAGGGCGACGACATGCTCCAGCTCATGTCGAGCGGCATTCCGGTCCTCCAGATGCTCGGCAAGCACCTGAACAAGACCAGCGCCGAAGTGTCCGACATGGTCTCGGACGGCAAGATCGACTTCCAGACCTTCGCCGACGCTATGAAGGAGGGCCTCGGCGGCGCCGCCCAGAGCGCCGGCACCACGTTCACCGGAGCCCTGGCCAACGTGAAGGCCGCGTTGAGCCGACTCGGCGAAACCGCGGCCACGCCCGTCCTCAACGGCCTGCGAGGCCTGTTCAACCAGGCCATACCGCTCATCGACTCGTTCACCGCCGCCGTGAAACCGACGCTGGAGCAGGTCGGCGCGGGATTGCAGAAGGGATTGGAACAGGCCATCCCCACGGTCACCGCCTTCTTCGACAAGCTCGGCAAAAGCCAGACAGTCCAGCAGTTCGCCTCCTATCTCGCTTCCCTCAAGGACGATCTGAAGGAACTCGGCTCATCCCTGTCGGGAGCTGCCGGAGCCGTCTGGAACGTCATCTCCGAACCGCTCTCCGAACTCTACAATCAGGCGAAAGGACAATTGCCCGCAATCGCTGACGGATTCAAAACACTCCTGCATGCCGTGTCAGGTCTTCTTGACTACGTGTCGGCCCACGCGGACAGCATCATCCCGCTGGCCAAGGGAATCACCGCGTTCGTCCTCGCCAGCAAAGGCATCGGCGCGGTATCAGCCGGCTTCAAAGCATTGCCAGCCGCATTGGACGGCATCAGCAGAAGCGCCACTGGAATCACCACAGCGGCAAAAGGCATCTCAGGATTCGTCAACCTTGCCACCGACCTCGGCGGCATCGGCCCGGCATTGAAAGCCACCGCAGGCAACTTCGGCATCGTGCAGACAGCCGTCGGAACGTTCAAAACAGTCGCCACCGCGGCGCGAACCACATGGGGACTGTTCACAGGACTCCTCGCCGCGAATCCATTCGTCCTCGTCATCGCAGGCATCACCGCGGTCGTGGCCGCACTGACCTGGTTCTTCACCCAAACCGAAACGGGCAAACGACTCTGGAACAGCTTCACCACATGGTTCACGGGAATCTGGAACCAGATCAGCACAGCATGCCAACCCGCACTGCAAGCCATCGGAACATTCATCACCCAGACCATGAGCCAAATCCAGCAAATCTGGCAAACCGGATGGACACTCATCACCACCGTCCTCCAAAACGTCTGGAACACGATCGGCCCCATCATCATGATCGCACTCACCGCGATCATCACTGGCATCCAAACATTCATCACCATCATCACGCCACTCCTGCAAGCCGGAATGCAGATCATCCAAACCATCTTCCAAACCGCCGTCACAATCATCAGCACGGTCTGGAACGGACTATGGAACACCATATCCACCGTCGTACAAGGCGCATGGACCATCGTCACCACAATCATCAGCACCGCACTCGCCGTCATCCAAGGCATCATCCAACTGGCGCTCGCGGTCGTCAACGGGAACTGGAGCGCCGCGTGGTCGGCCATCCAGGGCATCGTGTCGGCAGTGTGGGGCGGCATCCAAGGTGTCGTCTCCGCTGGCATCGGCATGGTCAGCGGAGTGGTATCCGCCGCATGCTCGACCATCCGAAGCGTGTGGGCCGCGTTGTGGAATGGCGTCAGAAGCATTGTGTCGAGCGTCTGGGGCGGCATCGTCGGCACCGTAAGCAACATGGTTGGCCGTGTCGGGAGCGTCGTGAGCGGGATCGGCGGAACCGTCCGGAGCGCGGTGTCCGGCGCGGGAAGCTGGCTCGTCAGCGCGGGACGCAACATCATCCAGGGATTGATCAAAGGCATCACGGGAATGGTCAGCTCGTTGTATTCCAGCATCACCAACGCGTTGTCGGGCTTGGTGGACAAGGCCAAGAACGCTTTGGGCATCCATTCCCCGTCGCGTGTGTTCCGTGACGAGGTCGGCGTGATGATCGGACGTGGCATGGCATTGGGCATCGACGATTCCGCGCATGTGGTCAGCCGTTCCATGGATTCGCTCGTCTCCACGATGAGCCTCTCCGACGCGGACTGGTCGAAGACCGGCAGGCTGAACGTCACGGCCGGCACCGGCGCCAATGCCGGCGACGGCGATCTGCGGGAACTCATCGCGGCCGTCGAATCGCTGCACGACGACCTCGGATCGATCATCGCCAGGTACACGCCGACGATAGGGGACCGCGACTTCGCAAGGAAGGTGAGAAGTGCAATCGCTTGAATACGCCTCCGCCGCCACAGGTGAGCGAATCGGCTTCGAAGGGCCTCTGTACGGCGAAACGCTCGCCGGACTGCGCGGCCGCGTCTGGGACTACAGCATCGGCGCACGCGGCCTGACCGGCGTCACCCGCAAGACACGCGAAACGAACGTCACGGTGAGGATCCATGATTCGCCGGCCACGCTCGACCTGCTGCGCCGTCTCGCCGACGCCGACATGTCCGCCGGCACGCCAGGCACCCTCGTGGCCGACGGCGAATGGGAGACCAGGGCGTGGATCCCGAAAAGCGAGCCGCAGACCATCACGCCCACGATGGTCGAGACGCAGCTGACCATCGTGCTTGCAGACGGCGTGTGGCGGCGCGGGACCACCGAACACCACGACCCGCGAACCGACAAGGCCGGCGGCGACCTCGACTACCCGCACGACTACCCGCACGACTACGCCGGAATGAGCATCCTCGGCACCGTGACCAACGCGACCGGCATGCCGCAGCCGGTGAAGCTCACGATCTTCGGCCCGTGCGTCAACCCGTACATCATCATCGGCACGAACCGGTACGAGGTCGACGCGACCATACCGGCCGGAAGCCGCCTCGAGATTGACGCGGCCTCCGATAGCAGAACCGTCACGATGATCTCGGACACCGGCCTACGCACCAACCTCTTCGGCAAAGCCGTGCGAGGCGCCGGGCGAGGAGCCGGAACCTACGTCTTCGAACCGCTGCCGCCCGGCACAAGCAGCATCAGCTGGGCCGGCGGATTCGAATTCGACCTGACGGCAATCGAGGAGAGGAGCGAACCTCCATGGACCTGATCGTCACCGACGCGGCCGGCATCCCGACCGGCTCATACGCCTCGTGGACGCTTGACCTGGCATACGGGTCGGGGGAGAACGACTTCGACCTCCGATGCCCGGCACGTCTGCAGCCCGGATGCCGGTGGTGGGTCGACGGGACAGGTTGGGGCGGCATCGTCGACGACGTGAAGACCAGCGTCACCGGAGGCGAAGGCGAGCTGACCTACCACGGGCGCGACTGGCACGGCCTGCTCGCCTCGAAGATCCTCGAACCGGACAAGGGCAAGGACTACCTGACCATGAGCGGCACGATCGGCACGCTCCTGCGCACCATCATCTCCCGTATCGGACTGCAGGACATCATCACCGTCACGGAAGGCACGTCCAAAACCGCACGCTGGCAGTTCGACCGGTACTGCGACGCGTGGAGCGGCCTGTCCAAGATGCTGCGCGCATCAGGACTGCGGCTGCGCATCACCGCAGCGCAGAACGGCGTGACAGTCGACGCGCCGCCGATCACGGCCGCCGGCGACCTCATCGACTCCGACCTCATCGACTTCGACGCGACCCTCGCCTCGCATCCGATCAACCACCTGATCTGCCTCGGCAAGGGCGAACTCAAGGACAGGATCGTCGTCCACTGGTACGCCGACCAGAAAGGCGCGCTCAGCCACACGCAGACCATCAAAGGCGCGGACGAGCGCACAAGCATCTACGAGCTCAGCAACGCCGAAGCCACCGAACTCGAGACCAAAGGCAAGACAAAGCTCCAGGAGCTGCGAGATACAGGCAGCATCGACGTGGATGTGGAATCCGACGGCATCGACCTCGACGTGGGCGACACCGTGACCGGCCGCGACAACACCACCGGCCTGCAAGTCACCGCCGAAATCACCAAGAAGATCGTCAAGATCTCGGACGGCCTGCCGACCATCACCTACGAGGCGACCACCGCATCCACGGAATCGACCGGCGAGACCGGCGGCGGTGGATCAAGCTCCGGAGACGGCCACGCCTACTACGCCGGCAGCGGCCTCACCCTCTCCAACTGGACGTTCAGCGCCGACGTGACCACAAGCGACCTCGAAACGGTCCGCAAAACCGCCACCGAAGCCAACAAGGCCGCAAGCGACGCCGCCGCCGAAATCGCCGGCGCACGAGACCTCGCCACCCAGGCGGACGGCAAGGCCGACAAGGCGCAAACCACCGCGGATGCGGCGAACACGCTCGCAGCCCAAGCGAACGACACGGCACAGGAACGGGTGAAGACCATCGCCGCCGGCACAGGCGTCACCGCCACCCGCGCCGGAAGCACGGTGACCCTTTCCGCGCCGAACACGCTGCCCGCGCCCACCAGCCTCTCCAGCACCGACCTCAACACGCTCAAAACCGGCTGGGGCGCCTACTGGGCGGGCGGCGGCAACACCTGCGCGCACAAGCCCAGCGGCGTCGGACACTTCGGCCTGATCGTGCAACGCACCGCAATCGGCTGGACCACGCAGATCCTCACCGACCCGCAGACCGGGAAGATCTGGCGCCGCACCTGGAACTTCAACCGCTGGGACGAATGGAAGGCGCTGGCCGAGGACCGGGACGCGACCACGACGATCCACGGCCTCATGAGCATCGCCGACAAGCAGAAGCTCGACGGCATCCAGGACGGAGCGAACGCCTACACTCTGCCCGTGGCCGCAACGGATGCCATCGGCGGCGTCAAACCCGACGGCAAGACCATCACCATCGGCGAGGACGGCACCATCACCGCACAATCCAGCGCGACAGCGGCATCCTTCCTCGCCGCACACCCAATCGGCTCGCTCTACTGGTGCGTCGCCGGAGACCCCAACGACCAGGGCGGCACATGGAAGGAAATCCCCACCATCATCGGAGGACACGTCTGGCAACGACTCGCCTGAAAGGACCACCAATGGCAAAAACCACCAATATCACCAAATACACCTGCGACCGCTGCCACGGCAGCGCATACCTCACCGACGGAGATCCGCGCACGTCGAGCGACTGGCACCAGATCACACACACCACCGCGGACGGAGTGACACAGGAGGCGCTGGCATGCACCTCATGCCAGCAGGAATTCAAGAAATTTGCCGCCACGCAGGATGCGGTCTGGGCGGCATGGCTTACCGAGGGAAAGGACTGACATGACCACCACGCTCATCACAGGCAAGGGCGGCACACCGCACATCACCAGCGGCGACATGGGCGCCATGCAGTCCGGCATCATCGGCAACGGCAGCTACCTGCTGCAGGGCAGCGACGGCACTTTCCCTACGGTGACCATGCAGGATGCGAATCACGCGCTGATCCCCGTCCTCAACCTCGTGGTCGAAGGACGATACGCGCGCGTCACCGAGGCCGAGACCGCGACCATCGAAAGCGGCGTGAGCGGCCAGAACCGCAACGACCTTGTCTGCCTCAAATACACACGGAACAATCAGAACATCGAGACCGCTGCCATCGCCGTGCTCAAAGGCACGCCAAACACCGGAACGGCCGCCGACCCGACCATCCCGTCGGGCAGCATCCACTCGGCCTCCGGCACGGCGTGGATCCCGATCGCCCGCATCCCGATCAGCGGGATCACGCCCGGCACGCCGGTCATGCTCATCAAACAGCTGCCTCCCATGTCGAAGCTGTTGGATTCCGTGACCCTTGACCGGAAGATTTGGAGTGGCCCCTACGGCATGAAGGTGCGTCTCGCCAAGGTCGGCATGATGGCGTTCGCTTTTGGCAGCACGTCCTTCACATCCAACATCAATTCCAACGGCCAGACCGTGCATGAGACGATGGACGCCGGTTTCCTGCCGGCCGATGAAGCCGCGATACTGCTGGAAGGCGTGAACGGGCAGCATGGATCCTTGTCCTTCTACTCTGACGGCAAGGTCACGATCAGCGGCAGCATGAACAGCGGATACTATTTCCGCGTCTGCGGCTGCTGGCCGGTGAAATAGCATTCAGCCGGATAATCCCCGCACATCGTCGCGTTGCCGTGGGGCGCGCGGGTGTGTGGGTTCCCCCATTGTTCCATATCCCTGTTTTTAGGAGGATGTTTTGACTCAGATCAAATTCGATTTCGGCCATCCAAGCGCCGACGGCATAGCGGACTTGGCCGGCGAGAAGATTCATGTGGTCCCGACCGGACGGTTCAGGAACGGCAGTCGAAGAGGCTTGACCCATGGGGGAGCCGATGCCGCCGCTTGATCTCTTGTCGAGTACGGAATTCTGGACGTCGCTGCTCGTCGCCTTGGTCGGCGGCGGGGGAGTTGGCGCGATCATCGGCGCCGTCTCATCATGTCGCAAGGACACGGCGCAGATCGCCGCCCAAGCCTGCGACATCCTCACCGATTCCGTCATCAAACCTTTGCGTGAGCAGGTCGAATCTCTGGAAGAGCAGATCCAGCACCTCGAATCGCAGCAGCGAAAATATTTCGCTCTGACGGCCTACACTCGCTCGCTTTTTCATTGGCTGCAGACCTTCTGCGAGATCATCGAGCCGGATTTCCTGGCGAATCATCCGAAGCCGCGCCTGCCGGACGAATTGCGCGCCGACATCGCGCCGGAAACGCTGAAGGAGGAATCGTGACACTTGTCCATTTCCATCTGGCCGACGCCGAGGGGCGCGGTCTGGACGGCAGCGTGAGCCTCGTGCCCACGCGCCGTGTGACGGTGCGTGACGCGATCAGGCTGCCGGTCGCGCAGACGGTCAAGCTCGACAAAGGCGAGGCCACCGTGGAGGTGATGCCGAGCACCACGCAATGGGTGTGGCGTGTGAGCGAGCTGGTGGCTGCCGGCGCCACCCGCTACGTGGAGGTGCCCGACAAGGAGTCGGCGGAGTACTCAGGGCTGGCGGACGTGGATCCCAAGACGTTGGACCAATCCTCGGAGACCGTGGCCGCGTGGGAGACCGTGACCCGAGCCGCCCAGTCCGCTCTGGATCAGATCGAGTCGATCGACGACAAAGTGACCCGTGCGGAAAGCTCCGCGCAGGCGGCGAAGGCCAGCGAGGGCGTGGCCGGGCAGGAGAGCGCGAAGGCGGCGGATGCGGCCGCGAAGGCACTCGCATCGCAGACGGCGGCGGCATCCAGCGCCAGTCTTGCGCACGAAGCCGAGACCACGGCCAATGGTCTGATCGGCGAGGCGAAGACCATTGCCGGTCAGCTCACCGAAACCGCCGGACAGGTCAAGCAGGATGCGGCCACGACATCCCAGGCGGCGGAGACCGCCACCGTCAAGGCCGCTGCCGCCGCTACCGCTCAGGATAGAGCGGAAACGGCGAGGCAGGCTGCGGAGACGGCCATGCAGACGGCTCAGGCCAAGGCGGATGCGGCTGGCGTGAGCGCCGACAAGGCGCGGGCTTCCGAGACTGCGGCTGCGAAGTCGGCCGAGAGCGCCGGACAATCCAAGTCGGCGGCATCGGCATCCGAGAGCGCGGCGGCATGGTCGGCGACGGCGGCATCCAATTCGGCGGCGAAGGCAAAAGACAGCGAGACCGCGGCCAGTGCCAGCGCGGCCAGCGCGAAGACGGCCGCCGAATCAGCCAATACCTCCGCCAGCACGGCCACCGGCAAAGCGCATGATGCGGCCATCTCGGCCGATAAGGCCAAGGCCAGCGAGACCGCCGCCAAGGCATCGGAGACGGCGTCGGCCAAGTCCGCCACGCAGGCCGCCGACAGCGCCGCAGCAATCCCGAAATGGATCCAGTGCACGGACGCGGCTGACGCCGCCTCCAAAAGCGCCGCAGACCCGCTTAACTTCTACTGGTGGCCAAGGGAGGCGGCATGA